CTGGTACTCATTCAGATGGGCCAAGCCTGCCGAGTTTTCTGGCCGCTTGTACCGAGTGTTTCAGTCTGGCCACTTGCAGGAGCCAAGGGTCTACCAAGACTTGGCAAGCATTGGCTGCACGGTCTACCAGATCAACCCAACTACCGGCAAGCAGTGGTCATTCAGCGAAAGCACAACTGGCCACCACTTTCAAGGCAATGCTGACGGCATTATTACTGGCTTGCCGCAGGCGCCAAAGTCTCCGCACATACTGGAGATAAAGACAGCATCTGACAAGATGTACAAGGAAATGCAAAAATCTGGCGTAAAGAAGGCCAAGCCCGAACACTACGCGCAGATGCAAATATACATGAAGTGGAGCATTGATCAGTTTGGCGAGGACGGTTGCCGCAGGGCCTTGTACCTGGTGGTCAACAAAGACAATGACGACATCTACACCGAGCGCTTGGAGTTTGACGCTGACGAAGCGCAGAAGCTGATCGACAAGGCCATGGCGGTGATCACTAGCGTTGAGCCACCAGTTGGCATATCGACTGACCCTACATGGTTTGAGTGCAAGTTCTGTGATTACCAGGCGATCTGCCACGGCACAGACGTACCAGCCCCAACTTGCCGGTCATGTATTTACATTACACCCGAAATAGATGGCCAAGGCCGCTGGTCATGCAACAGCCACGGCATCGATCTGGCCACAGACGAACAGCGCGTTGGTTGCAACCGTCACCGTTACATTCCCATCCTACTTGCCAAGACGGCCACGCCAGTTGACAGCACGCCTGACCATGGCGTTGTCTACCAGATGGCTGACGGTAAGCAGTTTGTCAATGGCGATCCTGAACTGAACCCTGACTACATCAGCAGCCAAGAGATTCATGCCTGCAAGGACAAGATCATGCTGACAGATAACCAGGCGCTTGAACTGCGCAAACAACACAACGGAAGGTTCGTATGAACACCCCACCGATCCAAGACATTACCCTCAGAGACTATCTGGCCGCCGCAGCCTTGACTGGCTTGTTGGCCAATGGCGACAGAAAGACAGCTGTGGAAAATGCCTACGCCATTGCCGACAAAATGATTGAGGAGCGCAGCCGTGAAACTGCGTGAGTACCAATCCCGCGCAGTGTCTGACTTGTTTGCCTGGTGGACAAAGCACACCGAGGAGGCCGACATTCCTCTTTTGGTGTTGCCTACCGCTGCTGGCAAGTCGGTGATCTGCGCTGAGATTGTGCGCCAGATGTGGGATCAGTGGCCAGACTATCACCCGCGCACTGTGGTGCTGGTTCCATCCAAGGAACTGGCCGAGCAGAATGCGGCCAAGCTCAGAGCCTTACTGCCACACACCATCAGCGTGGGCTTTGTCAGCGCAAGCCTGGGAACAAAGAAGTACAACGCCGACGTGATTGTGGCCACCATTGGCAGCATCCACAAGGCCGCGCATTTGCTTGGCAACATCAAGGCCGTGGTGATTGATGAGGCTCACCTAGTGAGCCAGAAGGCAAAGGACGCAGGCATGTACCGCACCTTTCTGTCAAAGTTGGGTGAGTTGTGCGAGTTTAGAACCGTTGGCATGACGGCCACGCCTTTTAGGGGTAACCAAGTTTGGCTGACCGACGGCGACGATCCATTGTTCACTGGCATTGCAAGCCGAGTGTCCATGCGTGAGTTGCTTGATGCCAAGTTCATTGCCCCACTGGTTCCACCAAGTGAGCGCATTGAGACACGCATCGATGCCAGCCACGTTGGCATTTCCAACGGCGACTACAAAGTTGGCGAACTATCCCGCGAGGTTGAGAAATACCTTGCCAAAGTGGCCACAGAAGCCACCAGAATCGCCTCAGAGCGCAAAAAATGGATTGCTTTTACACCGAGTGTCGCTAACGCTGAAAGCCTGTCTGACAAGCTGAATGAACTTGGCATTGTGAGCGCCGTTGTGTGCGGTGAGACACCCAAGCAAGAGCGCGAAGACCTGATTCGCCAGTTTAAAAACCACCAGATTCACTGCCTGGTTACCGTGCTGGCGCTATCAGTTGGCTTTGACGTGCCAGATGTGGACTGCATTATCTGGTGCAGGCCAACCAAGTCGCCGGTGCTTTATGTGCAGGGCATGGGCAGGGGCACACGCATTGCAGACGGCAAGGCTGACTGCTTGGTGCTTGACTTTACTGACACAGTTGAGCGCTTGGGGCCGGTGGACACGATCCAAGGCAGGGCTAAGAAAAGGTCTGGCCCCCAAGAGGCGCCCTACAGTATTTGCCCAGACTGCGGAGAGCGCAACGCACCAGCTGCGCTTGTGTGTGTCCATTGTGGCGCCCAGATCAGGGAAGAAGAAGCCAAGCCAATGGATGCCAAGGTTTCTTATGCTGCGTTGTTGTCAAGCCAGACGGCCATGGCCGAACTGGTTTGGCACGACATTAGCCGCACCGACTACGCATTGCACCGCAAAGAGGGCAAGCCAGACTCACTGAGGGTTGACTACTACAGCGGCCTGCTTCGCGTGGCCAGTGAGTGGGTCTGTTTTAGCCATGTTGGTTATGCCAGGCAAAAGGCCGAGAACTGGTGGATGCGCAGGGAAAGAAAGTCTATGCCATCAGGCACGCAAGAGGCGCTTGAGTGGCTTGAGTTTTATGACATTGAAGAACCAGTCAGAATTGCAACCCGCAAAAACGGAAAATACACAGAGGTGAAAGAATATGAATTTAATAGAACTGAACGCAGTCAAGAGGCATCTGGACAGCCAAGTCAAGCAAATAAATTTGATACAAGTAAATTGCCAACAGTGCAACAACTTCGAGACAGGCATTTGTAAGCAGTATGGAGCAAAACCACCACTAGAGTGGATCACCGGCACGGTTCAGTGCGAACACTGGGAATGGGATCAAATCCCCTTTTAAGGAGACAACATGTTAGAAAAACCACCGTATTCAAAAATTAGTTACCCATCAACTCCAACCAAGATGGGCAAAAATGGCTTTGTAGAATTTAAGTGGGAGTCTGGCGCTGACGTACAAGCGCTCTGGCGCAAGCATGGCTGGACGCCACCGTCTGAACATTTGCCACCCCCACCGCCCGAGCGCCTTGTGGATGTACCTCTTAGGAGAGTGCGTTAAATGCCGCGCCCCAAACCACCTGAACCCCTATTAGGCCGACAAGTCCGAATGTCAGATAGACATTGGATGATCTTGCAAGAACTTGGCGGCGCTGAATGGCTGCGCAAACAGTTGGACAAGAACGCCAAGATGCCGGCCAAGTATTACCGCCTTGAACTAGATGCACCTTCAAAGAAAGAAACAAATGATTGATGACGATGACATTCAAGAATACGTTCGCCCTTGGGTGGGCTTGACACCTGAAGACACTTTTGAAATTGGGGAAAGACTTGGTTTATCTGATATTGCATGGATAGATTTAATGCAAGCCATTGAAACCAAACTTAAGGAGAAGAACACATGAGTTATATCGTGGCATCACTGCCGCTCATAAAATGTTTTGTAAAACGCGAGTTTTTATACAACGATCAAAAAGGCCATGGCGAATTGGAGCCTGCGGTGTGGGTCAGCCTCAAGGCGCTGCGTGGCCAAGTGTTTCGCATTGAATCACTACTGCCGGCCTATGGCGCCTTGTACGACAAGCTGCCAATCCATGCTTATGTGTGGCACGCAGAAGCAGGCAATCTGCCAATTGACACCTTGCAATTGTGGGACTGTATGGGCTACCGATTTACCATTGTTGAGAAGATTGGCCTGCGCAATTTGGGTGTAAAGTTTCTTGGCAAAGACAAAGAATGGCATTTTGGCCGGTACTTGTTCACTGTGGATTTTTGTGCTGATGGCATGGATGTAGACACAGGGTTTACCGAGCAGGCCGAAGAACACAAGTCATTTAACTGGATTGCTTTAGACAATGGCCAGTTTGCCTGCCAGCCAAACAACCGATGCCTATGGTATGACCAGAGCCTAATTCCCGCCGAGACAAAGTTTCCTGACTTTCAGGCAGCACGCAGATTGTGGACGGTGGACGGCACGCGCAAGTGGTCTGCGGGTGATGATTGGTTTTATGACATCAAAGAAAAAAGCATATGACTAACTCACCAGACTTTCAGACATGGAGCCAGGTTAACTTGGTTAAGTTTGCCAATGAAGCCTACGCCAAGTTATGTGAACAAGATGACCGCATACAGCAGCTGCAATGCGATTTAAAGACCGCTATTGAGGCTTACAGGGCGTTAACTAAGGAATAGGCGGCGCTCGTCTATGCGGCGGGTTTGCAAGCCTCTCAAGACTTTTCCTGCTGCCATGCAATATTTCAGAAGTTCTTCGGCTGCGCCCTCTTTGTCGCCCCGAAGCAACTTTTGACGAAGCGTCGAACGCTGGAGTGTTCCCAAACCGACGTTAAAACTAAAGCTAACGAGGCCGTCAAACATCCCTTGTGTAAGAGGGACAGGGCAGAAGCGCTCCACTCCACGCTCAAAACGGTCAAGATCAGCCCTAAGAATTCCATCTACTTCTTCTTTCGTAAAAGTCCGATTGTCCTCAGAATGAAGCGCGTAAGCGCCCCTTTCAGCCAATAATATTTTGATTTGATTCGGATAAAGAACATGGCCAACTCCTATTGTCCACAGCTTTGCTGGGCACTGGTAAGGTTTAAATCGAACACCCTCATGGTGCTTGATCATCTCAATGGCTTTGGGTGAGACGTTCATTTGCCAAACGCTCTGCCGCCAAAGTGGAAAGCAATGATGGACGCAAACAACGCCTGGGTGTCAGAGTCCCACAACATCTCGGCCAACTCAACAAACGTAACGCCATTGTGCCAGCCGTAAGCAAACAGGCCAACATCGACAAAAACTAGCAAGAAAAAGAAACCATAGGTAATGACAGGGCGAACGCTGGCGCGTAGGTTACGCATCCATTGGCTAGTGCCTTCGTTTAGGCTTTCATCGTGTGCGTAGATGGCCTGCATCTCAGCCTGTTGGGCGCCAATCAAAATTTGCTCGGTAGTGGCTGCGCTTTCGGTGGCCAGCTGCTCTGTGCGGATGTGTTCAATGCGCTCTTGGGCCTCAAAGCCAGCCTTGCGCAGTTCCAACTCGCGCTCAATTTGCATCCTAGCCAGCGCCAGTTCATGCAATTTGTCAGACCGATCTTGAAAAAAGTCCAACAGTTTGGGCAGGCCGCCCATTAAAAAAGAAATTAGGGTTGAGAGTAAAGTCAGCATTATCCTAGTCCAATCATTCCAAGAAGTTTATTTACAATTTTTCCCGCCAACTCGTCAGGTAAGTGAGGTAGCAGACCAACCACCAGATATGCCACATAAAGTTTAGCAAATATCTTAAAGAATTTGTCGGCTTGTTTTTGGTATTCATTCACCGCCCACACCTTGATCGGGCGCAGACCTCTGAAATTTCAGAAATGCCCCATCCTACTGCACCAATAAACATCACAATAATAACAATTGCAACTGCCCATTGCATTTGTTCAGCTTCAGCTTCTTTACGTTTCTTTTCATCAGCTTTGGCTTGACGTGCTAGATGCGCGTCTTCAATGTCCATTTGCTGCTGGCGCTCTTTAATCTTCTGCCACACGTCTGCTCGGCCCGTGGCTTGGAATAAAAGCATCAATTCAGCCTCAAACCGTTTGGCCTCGTCCAAAACCATCTCGATTTGCAAAGCAACGCCAAGGTTTGATTTGTTGCCGGAGCGTTTAGCATCCACCATGGCTTTAGTCGCCTGGCTCTTGGCGTCAAACATCTTGGCGATCATGGGGGTCAGCCCCGCTAGATCATGGGCAACCTTACTGGCTTTTTTAACAAGTCCTATTGCTTGTTGTAAACCTTCAAGAGCCGTGATTGGATCAATCATTTTCTCTCAACCTTTTGCCACTCAAGGCATACTACTTTGCGGTTGTAGACGTCCCCTGTCCAAGCCCAACGCACGCAACGGTATTCATCTTTTTTCTTTTGACTTGACGATTCTGGTATTAGCATAAAAATTACCAATAACCATTTCATCCCCAAATCCAAACAAGGGTAAATGTACCCCAGACAATGAAAACAACAATAAAAGCCGCAACAATAAATGCTTCGGCCCAGTCTCTCATTTGTCTACTTTGCCGTCTAGCTTGTCAAAAATCTTGCCAAGCATGTCTTTAATCTCACGCATGTCAGCGCGGTAATCTTCACGCGCCACATAGTTAACTGGCATCGCCCGAACGTCACCATCAAGCCTGTCAATGGCCTGATAGATGCGGTTTAGCGTCCAGCCACCAAAGAAGCCTGCTACGGCCACAGAGATGTTAAACAACACTTGGTAGTCCATTACTTTTTACCTGTTCCACGAATTTCCATGCGGAAAGGTTCGTTTGCCAATGCGTTTTTGTTGGCAGGCGCCATAGCGTTTGGCTGTTTAAGCGCTTCTTTAACTTTGCCTTTAACTTCCATGGTGCGAACAGCTTCGGCAGCTGGTTTAGCGCCTGGGAACCTTAATGATTGCAAAGCCTCAAGGCCACGCAAAACGGCGCCAGAAGTGTTGCTGTAATTTACGGCGCCAGGCTCTTTGACCAATACATCTTTAACAGCATCGCGCAAGTCCATAATCTCATCGCGCCCTTTTTTGCCAAACATGTAAACCAGTTTGTCTTCGGCATCAAGTTGATTGACAAGGGTGTTAAGGTTTCTAAAAGACGGTTGATCGCTTTTAATCAACATGTCTTTCATGTGCTGAATAGTTTGGCCTTTTAATTCTGCATAAGCCTGCTCACCTTCTTTGCCGCCTTTTTTAAGCAACTTTGTAACTGTGCGCATTTCTTCTAGTGAACCGTCAAGCACCACATATTTAAACACGTCATCAAGCGCCACTTGGCGGTCAGCGTAGCCGGCCTTTGTGCCAAGCAACTTGTCCACACGTCTGACATCTTCAAACTCTTTGGCCAATTGCGCTCTGGCTGCCCTTGCTTTTTGGTACAACTCACCGCCAGCACCCTCACCCATCTGGGTAATAATGTTTTTCATTTCTGGTGCGCTTGCAGAACCTTTAACTTTACCAATTTGTTGGTAAATATCTTCTAATGCTCGAACCGTAATAGTGCCAGTTTTGCCAGGATCATTCATTGCCAATGATTCAGCAACAGAATCTAAAATTGGATCTAGTGTCTTGCGAGCCGTTGGCGTTTTAGTGTTGATATAGTCAAGCAAACTTTGATATGGAACTTGTTGCAAAGTCTCACCAGCGTTATCTGCTTGCGCATACAACGATTTGTATATGTCATATTTTTTGGTGTATTCGTCATTAAGCGCTTTGTCAACAATCTTCCCAACCGCACGCATCTGAGTTGGATCGGCCACTTCGGCGCCCACCTCATTAGTCATGCGCTCAAAGTTCTGCACAATGGCTTTTTGTTGGTTTGCCTTAAAACCGCCCATTTGCTCGGCCAATTTGGTTTTGGCTTCTTCAGTAATGCCAGTCACTACACCTCGGCCAACTTCTGACTCAAACTGCTGTTGTGCCAAGTTCTTGGTGCGCTCACCAGCTGTTGCAGGAATGTTAAGACGGCTTAAGCGCTCTTGGCGCCTTAAGGCTTCATCAGTGGTGGCAGCGCCCATGCCCACCATGGCAGGCTGTTGTTCGCGTGTCATCACGTTGGCCAACGCATTTTGCACTGGCACTGTTACTTGTCTTGCAATAGGACGGGCAAGAACATTAGCTTGCGTTGCAACAGCAGGCGCCAAAGCGTTAATAGTTGAGCCAGTCGCGCCAAGCGTTGGTGGCAGAGCGCTAGTAACGGGTTGCAAGAACTCGCCCATAGCGCCCAAAGCCTCTCTGGCCGTTTGTGTGCGTGGCTGATATTGCACGGCCTTCATGGCTTCTTCGCCTGCGCGAATGCCTTCCTGAGTGCCGTATTTGCCACTGGCTAATGTGCCTGCAATGCCAACAAAAGGTGAAATAGCACTGCCGGCCAAGGTAGCGCCAACCGCAAATGGCGTTTCAATCACGCCCATAATGCGGTCACGCATAGACACTTCTGGTGGCTTAACACCAGTCACAACATTCTCAGCGCCTGGTATTGCAGTAGCCGCACTTAGCCCAATAGTCTTATAAAAGTCTATCTTGGGCATTTTTGCATAAAATTTTTCATGCAATGAGTCGGCCAGAGTAAGGTCTGGCACAGAGTCATATTGTGGATACTGTGCGCGGAACTCGGCAAGTGTGGCCATTATCTGACTCCAGGTATTGTCAGCCCCAATGGATTGGTTGGCGTTGCGTTGGGTATACCGCCACCGCCTGCGGGAGCGTCACCACCGCCATAACTTTCAATGTATTTTCTGCCTTCTTTGCCAGTAGAAATTTTCATGCCTTCAATAGCACGTTCTCTGGCAGCGGCTTTTTGTGCAATTACTTTTTCCCCTTCGCCAACTAAAGGGAAAAACTCTTTAATTGTGTTGGATATTTCAGATGCGCCAAAAGCCGCGCCTGAAGTTTTGCGCAAATAAGCAGTAGCAAAAGCCAATTGCGCTTGTACTAATTTTTGTTGCGCTGCGTTTGGGCCAATCAAACCAGTTGGGTCTGCATTAAATGTTGATTGAATAACATTTCCAATATTTTCTCCAACACCAAAAGGAATCATTTGAGCAAGGCCAGTCAACAAACCTGGCACAACTGCATTTTTAACAGTGCCTGATTTTTCCAACTGCTTAATGGTGTTTTGCGCTTGTGCCATTGCACCGCCAAACATAGCTGCATTGCTTTGGGTTTCAGTCATAGCAGTGCCTTTGCCCATCAATGGCGTACCAACCGCAGGGGCCGCCGCTGGCGCTTGTTGATCCAACACGCTTGTCATGCCAGGGATAGCCTGAACGGCGGGCGCAGGGGCGCGAGCGCCTGGCATACCAGCGCCAGCCATTGGTGCGGCTGCTGGTGCAACGCCACCCACCGTAACAGGAAAGGCTTGCAGGGTGCGCTTGTTGACACCCACAATTGAGCCGTCTTCAGCTTCTTTAAGTTCAAAGCCAGGGTTGGCTTGTTCCCATGCAAATTTTTGCCTTGCCAAAGTAAGTTGGCCTTGACTAGTTTGCTCACCAATTGTTGGAGTTTTAGTAATCCTACTAAGTTCAGTAAGTTTGCCAGTTAAAGGCTCAAAAGTTCGATCAATTACTTGACCTCCAATGTCTTTAGTTGACAACTGAGGTTTGTTCAACTCCATGAACTTTTCTGTGCCCAACTTAGATTCGTTAATTAGTTGAGCAAATGCCGCAGGGCCTTGTTGAATGGCTTGCATAATACGCCCGCGTGCTTGGTCAGCGGTAACGCCTCTAGCCGCCAACATGGGGCCAAGAATGGGATCTTTATGGTTAGATTCATGCCAAGCAATGTATTGCTCTGGCGTCGTTACATTTTCCAAAAATTGACGTGATTGTTTTAATTTGGCGTCAACTAAATTAGTTTGTTCAGCGGCTAATTTAGTTGGTTGTGCTGTTACTTCACCTTTCAACTTTTCTGTTTCAAGTTTTTGTTTTTGTAATTCGCCTAATGATTTTTCAAGGCCAGGCAATTTAGACCCAAAACCGCCAGTAGACAAAGTTTTGCGCAAAGCGTTAATGTCAATTTCGCCAGTTTGTGGGTTATACGCAGATTGATACGCTTGATTCAACGCATTAATTGACTCTTGCTCCCGTTGAGCGCCAGTCAATTGAAACTGCGCCAATGCGTTTTGATTTTGCGCGTTCTGGATAGCGGCAATTTGGCCATATTGAGCCAAAGGGTTTTGCAACTCAATACCACGCACGCCCATTGCAATGTTTGGGTTAACTGGCATTACTGGTTACTCCCCATAGTTCCAAAATAAGGACTCATTACAAGATCAGCATTAGGGCCGCCAGTGTTAAAGCCGCCGGCTCCCCCACGGTTTTGCAACATGCTTAACATGTTTTGACCTTGCGTGTAATTTAAATATTGATTCAAACCACCAGTCAGCGCGTTAGCACCGCCAACATAGCCAGATGCTCTTGCTTGCGCTGCGTTGGCAAGCCCTGCGGCTTGGTTCTGACCAAATTGCCCTGCTGCACTACTCATTGCGCCTGTGGCTGTCTGACCTACGCCAGCAAGACCCGCAAGGCGGTTATAAGCGTTACCAAACTCAGTGGATGCAACGTCTTGGCCATAGCGCTGGGCGGCCTTTAAAGCCCCACCGCTGATCAGACCGCCACGAGCGGCTGCGCTACGTTCAAGCGCTTTCATACCTTCGCCAAGTCGGAATTTATAGGATGGATCCATCATGCCCATAACATCGCCAGATTGCATTCTGTTAAGCGCGTTCATGCCGGCTTGTCGCCATGGCTCTTGCAGTTCAACTTGTCGGTTAAACATGCGCTCTTGCGCTGCCGTGCCTTGTTCAGCAGCTTGCGCTTGAACGTCAGCGGCTTTGCTTGCGGCTCTTGACCCAATTAAAGAACTTGCAAGCGTTGCGCCGCCTGCGATCATTGCTGCTGTGACGAAACTCATATTGCAACCTCGATTTCTTGATGTTTGATCTTGTTTCCGATGGCAAACATCGAATTAGGATCGTCTTCAACTAGTTCAGATTCTACTTCTTCTACCGTGTTTGAATCAACTCGGTGAAACGTCATACACAACGCATCTGTCTCTGCATAAACAGCACGTTTAGTGCCAGGCTTGCTGCACAGCAACATAGGGCCGGTATAGGTTTGGACGCCATCATCTGACGTAACGCTTACTGTGCCAGATACGATCATATAAAAGTGTTCCTTTTTATGAACCTTACCTACAATTAGACAGCCCGCAGGGCGCCAGACTTGTCTGCAATACATGCCACCATGGAACACATGCTCTGTTGGCGGTTCGTATTGAGGGTGCTT